TTGTTGTATAATAAATTTTTGCACCAGTAGTCCCATATGTGCCAGGCACTACTATATCACCTTCTAACGTGCTTAAGTTTACCTGCGTATCACCAGCTGTTACATCGTCTTTTATAATTCCTTTTCCACCATTTGGCAAATAAAAGCTAGATACATCTTTCATTGTTGACTCGTAATCTCTAGATGACAATTCACTTTCGGTAAATAGTTCTATAGCTTTATGAGGATTATATTTTGCTACAGATATTTGATCTTCCGTTGTGTAATACCCAGTTATTGTGCTAGCTTTTTGTATATTTATTTTTCTTGGCTGATTTCTATTATCTGTCCAAAACAATAAATTTTCCAATACATTCACGCCGTATATAGGGTGTTTAGTAGAAAAGTTTAAAAAAGCACCTTCAACTAAAGTTGTTAACGTGTTTGTATTTGAGTTGAATGCTATTATAAAATGCTTCGCTGATGGATTATAGTAGTTTATATTACCATTGTGGTTAGTATAAAATAAATAAGCAACACCTGTAGAGTCGTCAACAACTTGGCCTATACAACTTAAGTTGCTAGTTCCGGTGTGATCACCTACATCAGCCGATTTTGTATTACCTAATACATTTTCTAAAGATCCAACTTCATCACCTTCAGATTTATTAACCTGCACATTGACAGCATCTCTATATTCATTTTTGTCTAATATGCGAGCATCCAAGTCTTTATTCATCTTGGATTTTAAAAACGTATTTTTAGCTTTAGCCATTTAATTTTAGTGTTTTATCCATTTAGACTTACCTCTCATAACTTGAACTATTTCAGTTAGTTTTATGTTAGATAATCTAATCTTTGCGTTTCTAAGTTTAGAGCTTTTATCTCTTCTAAGTCTTTGAACTAGATATTCAGGTTGATTTGCTCTAGTAGATACTATATAATGTAGTATAGAAGCATATAGAGCTTCTTCTGCAAGCTTAGGTACTTTAGTGTCTTTGTCATAAGCTAAGCCGTCAGATATGTATTCTAATACAATAAGTCTATCAGCTAAGTCGCTTGAAAAAGACATTTTACCTTCTCTTTCGTTTATAGTAAAATAACCATTTACATTAGCATATTGAGGGTCTGTTCCGTAAAATTGACCTAAGTTCCAGTTACCGTTATAACCATAAGCTTCACTGAAATAAGCCCAATCATCTAAATTCAAGTTGTTGTTTAATAAATCTATATTAAGTTTTTTCCATCGCTCTTCAGTTATAGAAGTTCCTTCTACGTTTTCACCAAAGTTATCTTGAACAGGAATACCAGTTGCGTCTTGAACCGGCGTATTGTAAGGCGCTATAGTTAAGTTGTTAGTTGGAAACAAAGGTCTTTTAACACCAGCTGTGTCTATCCAAGAAACGTTTACATAGTTCACGTAGTCTTGAGGAAGCACGATGCTTAGGCTAGCTGGCACTGTTAACTCTTGAGAATGTATGCTTTTTAAGGTATCATAACTAAACTCTTGTAGAGATCTTTTAGCAAAGAATAATACGTCAGATTTTTTAGCTGTTTGGATTATTTTACCATCACCAACATAGCCAACCATAAAGTTATCTATAGCATCGTTAAGTGTTATGTATTGATATCCTCCATAGTTGTCTTCAACAGTTTCTCCAAACGCGTCTTGAGTTCCATAGTTACCACCACTAAGTGTTTTTAATTGAACAACAACAAAAGTGTTTTGAGGTAATAAAACCGGCGTAGCTTGTGTGCCTATGTATATTGTATTATTGCTTACTTCATATTCGCTAGTGTACTCTGTAAAACTTCCTGGCAAACCAGTAAAACTAGTGTATAACTTAAAGTTATTTAAAGCGTAATTTGTTTCTGTATTATCATATGATCCAAAAACTAAGTTTGTGTTAAAATTAGTAACAAATGAGCTTTGTCCAGCCGCGTCTGAAACTAAAAAAGGTTGAGCACCTTGATAATACTGTTGATTTGTTTCTGTTACCAAACTCATTTAATTAAGATTTTTCGTTTATTTCAATTTTTTGAGCTTCTTGCTCAGCAGCTTGTATTATTGTTGGATCTTTAACTATAATACCGCAATATTTTAATATATTTATTATTATATTATTTTTTTCTGAAATATCAAGTTGAAAGTTTACCGTTGAAGATCCTGATGTACCAGAAGGACTAAATAAATATTGACCAAGCGCACCAATAGTAAAACCCCAACTAGGCGGAGTTGGCTTAAACAAACAGTTAACATTTAATGTGTTCGGACTAGGATTAATCTTAAGCAGCATTTGATTTACTGTGCTTGGAAAAATAGGTGTAGATGTTGTTGTAGTTAAGCACAAAGGATAGTTTTGAGTAGGTGCTGTTAATTTAGATTTACTTATTTTTAAATAATCTTTTCTACTAGAAAGCTGAACGCTTGAAGTTGTTATAGGATTTCCACCACTATATGTAGCAGATATTTCACCTATTTTGTATAATGTTTTTGATCCATTATAAACCCATCCATCATTTGTTTGGTTGTAAGTAAAAGCAACTTCTTCTTCAAATGGATATAGTTTATATGATATATCTTTAAAAATATCAAAAAACTCTGTATCATTTTGAGAGTTTGTTTGATTTTTTCTGTTTTGTTGATTACCGTCTGGAAAGTAAGACTGAAATATTTCGTCTTGAACTTGCTCTGCTATACTATTAAACTCAGATGGGGTTATGTATCCTCTTTGCTCTTTGTTTAATATATACAAGACCGTTTGATATACTGTGTTTACGCTTACTGCCATTTTATATATTTTTATACTAAAAAGGCGGCCGAAACCGCCTATGTTATAGTATCACTTGTTTTTATAGTTTTTTATCTATAGATTTATAGATTTCAACACCTTCGTCTGTTTTAAGGAAAGCAGCAAAGGCTGAATAAGGATTTTCATCAAAAGGTACGTTCATTAGTTTTCTACCATTTGAACCCCATGTAAATGTTCTCTGATCTTGAGACAGTACTATAACACCTGCTTCAGCAGCTCTAATAGCAATGTTTCTTAACTGAACATTATCGTCATTAGCTAGTTGAATAAATAATTGTGGGTTATTTCTAGCAAATAGCATTAGATCTCTTTTTATTTCTTTAGAGCTCATTGAAGAAACTTTAGAACCTAACTCAACTCTCAGTATAGCTTCACCATGATCTATATCTATATTTCTAGCCGCGTTCATTGCGTCAACTTGAAGATCTAATATATCTAATTGATCTGCAGCTTCTTCTACGGCACTAAATTCTTCATATAATTTACCTTTTAATGGGTGGTACAATGAAAGTAGTTTTTGTAGGTTTTGTTTTTCTTTCTTAACAGTTAATGTTCCGTCGTAAAATCTAATATGCCCCATTGTTACTTCACCTTTCTGCTCATCAACAAATGGAGATGATTGATTTGTAGCATATCTAAGTTCTCTTTGTTCACCTGTTTTATTATCAAAATATAATAATGAGTGTTTTCTAGTATGCTTACCTGGAATAGTTAGAGTTAATGGATTTTTATTTCCTTTTAAATAATAAACTCTATCTTTAATTTCCCACGTTGGTTTTGTGGGTTTAGGAGCGGTTTTTACCGCAACCTCTTGAGGTGCAACCTCAACAGCTTCTGCTTTAGCTTTTTTAGCCATAATATAATAAAATTAAATAGTTAATAAAGGTAAAAGTTACCCCTGAAATTACATCAGGGGTAAACATTACCTGTGTAATTACACTCCTTGAAATAATACAAAATTGTTAGCAGCTTGTGTTACTAAACATCTTTCAGATAGGAAGTTTACTTCCATAGCATCTAAAGTAGATGTAAAAGCTCCACCAGCAGAACCAGTCAACCAAGACTTCATACGACGATCATCGCTCTGTGAAGCTCTGTATCGTACATGTAAGAAAGGTCTGCGGATGTTAGTTCCTAGTACTTGATCGTATACAGTTGAAGTTCCAGCAGGTATTAATACACCTTCTATAGAATTTACACCTTGTACACCTCCACGAGTAGAAGCATCGTTCAAGTATTTCCAGTCTGTTTTGTAGAAATCATAAGATCCTCTACGGAAACCGCTGAACCCTAAATTCAATGCCATTTCTTCTGAGTTTTCAAATAATCCAAAAGCAGTACCACCAGCAGCTCCGCTAGAGATTGCAGCTAACATATCGTCAAAATCCAAAGCAGTTTGTCTTTGTAAGAATAACATGTTTTCTTCAATAGCTCCTTGAGTATCTAAGTTTTTAAGAATTGCATCAAACTCATCTAATCCGTTAGCAGCAGTAAATCCTACTTCTACGTTTCCACGAGATTTAATAGCAGCAAATAAACCTTCAGATCCTGGTACAAGAGCAGCGTTACCACCTTGATTGTACTCGCTTTCAATCATTGCCATTTCTAGGTAATCTTCAAAACGTAAACGAGTTTCAGATTCAGCTTTTAAATACCATAGGTATCCAGAAGTACCGTCTTCAGTAGCAACTTCTACCCATCCAATTTGGGCCATATCAGAACCAGATACTACGTATTGGTTTCTTAGGATAATTGGTGAGTTAGAAAATTGAGTCAATTGAGGCTCTACAGAAATTCTAGCATCAGCACCAGTTGTATTAGATCCTTTTCCATAAGAAGATCCATATACAAACACTTTAATAGCACCATTTGTAAATCCAGCAAATCCATTACCGTCAAAAGTTGTAACATCAATCGTACCGTCTTGAGCAGCGGTTGTTGCTTGAGTAGCAGTTACAATACCTTTCTGCTCAGCACCTGTAGCTGTATCTAAAATAACAACTGTGTCATTTACAGAAATAACATTTTGCACGCCAGGAAATCCACCTAAAGGAGCTACAGTTATAACACCGGCAGCCTGTGTACAATCATCGTAAGATATATGTAATCTATTTTGTTCAGACCAAACTACTTGATCAGATGTCATTGGCATTTCAGCGCCAACCATACGTAAGAATCCAGATAACGTTCTGTTTCCATAACGCTCTACTTCTTGTTCGTAAATTTCAGGTAGGTACTGTTGAGCGAAAGTATCTGTATCGCCAGCTCCAGCACCACCATTAAATTGTAGGTAGTTTGAATTCAAAAGTTCTTGCTTTTGACTTGGAATCAAACTTCCAAATTGAGGAGTTAAACTCATAATAAATAATTTTTTTAGTTAAATTTTTTTGTTTTAATTTTAAGTTTTGTAGAATCAGCACCGCTAATTGCTCTAACTTTAAAGCCATTTAAAAACACGTCACCACTATTAGATGGTCTAGCTTTTGCATCACTTAAATTTTTAGAACTATCAACAACATTTTTAACAGCATCAGCTTTGCCTTGCTCGTAAAAATGCGCTGCTATTTTATCTACGTTTTCAGCAGCATACATAGCCTTGTGATAACCTTTATAATCACTAACAGATCCGTTTTTATCTAGGAACTTCCCGATTAGATTGTTAATGTTTGATTGTCTATCGGCAACAGACTCTGTGTTTTGAATTTTATACCTATATTTATTTTCACCAACGTTAATATCGAAACCTTCGAAATCTTCAGTAAAAAGTTTTTTAGTATTGTTTTTAAACTCTTCGTGCTGTTGCTTAGTAGCTTCTTGCTGCTTATTATATCGATTGAAAAAGTCCATAGCTTTTTGAGTGTCAGGATTTACGTTTGATTTCAACTTGATATCAGCGTAATATTTCTCCTTAGTTTCTTCTAAAAAGTTTTTGGCTTTTGCAACTTCTTCTTTAAATGCAAGTTTTTTCTTGCGTATATCTCTATCTTCGTCTAAATCTTCATCATACTGAAAATCTTCTAATAACAAATCAATATCTGAACTATCAAGATATGGTTTTTCTTTTCTATAATACTCTTTTAATAATGTGTTATCATCTACGCTGGAGTAATCAGCGTTAAGTCTTACATAATCTTCTACAGATCCACCAGTATCTTCCATGAAGCTAACCAGTTTTTCTATATTTTCAGGTAACTGCTTACCTAGTACTTTTTCATCTCTTACAGCCTCTTTAAGCTCTTGCTTAACCTCTGAAGCTTCTTCAATTATTTCTATTGCTTCTTCGGCGGTCCGTACTTCTTCAGCCACTGCTTCGCTGTTGCCACTGTCTTTGGGTTTTTCGACAATAACATTGCTATCATTTGTCTCTTGTGCTTGAACGGCATTTTCTTCTTGTTGTTTTGGAATTACTACTTTTTTAACCTCAGGCTCTAATTCTACTAGAGGTTCTTTTGGATTTACATTTACTTTAATAACCTCCTGCTTAGTTTCTGTTAGTTTTCTTGGCGTTTTCTTTTTTAATTTAAAATCACCTTCCTGCTTAACAGGTTCATTTGTTTTTACTTCTGACATAATATAATATAATTTAAAAAAATGTTATAGCATTACATAAATGCTCCTAAACCTTGATCTGGTTCGTTTTCAAAGTCTATTGGTAAGCCATCGTTTTTTCTTTGACTTATCATTTCACTTTGTTGTGTCGCTTGAATTTTTGTTCTTTTATCTTTGCGATCTTCTATAAATTGCTCTTTATTTTTATCTATTTGAATATCCATTTGTTTTAGCTGCATATCATACTGAAACTGTCTTTCCATTTCAGCTTGCTTTATTTGAGCAGCTTGCTGCATTTTCTGCAATTCCATTTCTTGCTTAGCTTTTTCAATATCAACCTTGGTTGACGCTACAGCCTCTTGTTTTTGAACTTCTGCCATAGCTGTTCTTTCAGCTGTTTGAGCTTGAGCATCTGCTTGAGCTGCAATATTAGCTTGTTGATTAGCTTGATCTTTTTCCATTTTAACCTTACGCTTAATTTTAAGCATTTGATTAGCTAGTTTAAGATTTTTAATTTGACGTATATCAATAGCGTCTTCAAGATCAATACCACCTGATTGTAAAGCAACTTGTATGTTTTGCTCTAATTGAGCTTTTTCTTCTTCGTCTGGTTCTAACTCTAAGAAAATACCAAAATCATGTAAATTTAAATCTACAATCTCATCTAGTGATTTTATATTGTAATTAGATATAGAGTTTTGCAACGATGCTCTTGTTAATGGAAATCTCAAAGCATCAGCTATTTTAAGAGAAACGTTCTCTGCTAGTTTAAGAGTTAAATACAAACTAGACTGAACAATATGTCTAGTAGCTACATTAGATGCGTTAGCGGCTAGTTTCTGCAGTCCTACAAGAGTAGATTTATCAGGCGTACTACCATCTCTAGCTTCATTAAGCCCGGTCACGTCACGTATCATCTGTAAGTAATATTGATACGTTTGTATTAAACTTTGTATTTTACCGTAACCATTAGAGCTACTAAGTTCTTGAATAGGTACTTTACCAGCATTCATATCACCGTCTTGTGTTAATGATCTACCAACAATAGAACCAGTTTGAAAATACATATTTAATGCTTCAGCTGGATTATAGTTTGTGCCATTACCAAGATCAACTTCAGCTAAACCGTCCATATCAAGATAAACACCATCCGGCACCATTCTCGATAATACTTGCTGTAATTTTAAATGGGTTATTTGTATCATATCAGCAAAACCAATACATTTACTAACAACAGACTCTATTCTACCTTTGTACATTCTAGGCGCACAAATAGCATAATTCATAGCAACTCTAGTTGTGTCAGCGTAAGGTCTCGACATATTCTCTGCTAACTCCCATTTTAAAAGTGTATCAGTACCTAACACTGAAGCTCCGTTGTATAAAACTTCTATAGTTCTTGAAACTCTTTCAAACACATCACTTTCTGGTGGATTAAAAGTATCTGGCTTTTCAATAGCCTTCATTAATCCTTGATCTGTCTGTTTTATTTTAAACACTTGATTGTGGTATGTCTTATAATCAAAGTATAAAACTTGAACTGTGTTTTCGTCATAATTACCCCAACCGTTTATATACTGTCTATTGCCAGGCATGTTTTGAATACGTTCTAGCTCTTTTTTAGATATATTAGGAAATTCTTTTTTAAGCTCTGGTATTGTTATTGACTTTATTTCACCTACATAGTATACATCTTCAAAGTTTGGGTCTTCTGTATAAGAATAAACCATATAAGCTGGATCAACGTAATCAACTTTAACGCCTTCAGATATATTAAAACTAGTTTTAGCCGCAGCAATACCTAATACAGTTAAATCCATATTAAGTCTACGTCTTACTAAGTCATATTTGTTTTGTGCAAAAACAGTAGATATACTTTCTTCTTCTGCAATCTCTATAGACTGCTTATAACTTAATTGCATTTTAAGTTCTAACTCTTCTTTGGATTCCGGAACGCTTCCAGGGTCTGATGATTGGTGAAGATCTATGCCTAGTGTCTGGTTAACACTTTGTATATATTCTTTAGCCACCATGTCTTCATACAGTTTAGCAGCATAATCAGTTCTTTTCTTTACTGACTGAGGATCTTGAGCATATGCTTTTATGTCATAGCTTTTCTTAGATATACCATTAACTACAATATCTACAAATTTAGATAAAATAGGTACTGGCTTCCAGTCTAAGTTAAGATAAGACAAATCACCGTTAATAGATAATTCATCTTTATATTTTTGTATTGATTGCTCACCTCGAGCGTAAAGTCTTAAATTATGAAAGTTATTCCAGTTAGTTAAATATCTATTACCATTAGTTCTACCTTGTCTAAACCACTCATACTCTATAGCTTGAGCAACCTGCTTTCCATATTCAAATGTGTCTTTTTCTTCGTTACTTACAACTTGACTAGGAAAAGAGCTGTTATTATTAGTATAAACGTTCATTTAACTTATTATTTTTGATGTATAACCTCTGTTATCGTATCTTTTGATACCTATATCAACCGGTTCTGTTTTTCTTCTATTTACTGGCGAATACCTATGTTTATTACAAGCCATTAAAGCTAATCCCGAGCTAATAGACGCATCGTGAGATGTTCTATTGTTAATATTAAACTTAGCCCAATCTTCAAGTGTTCTTTGAAAGTACATATCGCCATAGCCAGTTTCTTTTAATCCAACAAAGTTTTCTATGTAAGATTCTATAGCTGCAGCGTGCGCCTGTTTAATATCTTCACTAGAGTTTGGTATTCCACCTATTTCTTTTTCTGTTAAAGATAGTTTATTTCTAGTTCTATCTGGCCTGTTCATTGCAAAACCTCTATAACCTCTTTTTTTAAAGTAATATAAAAGTCTTGGTTTATTGTTTTCAGCAAGTATTGGCATACCATAAAAAGCGCAAGCCATTAAAACATCTTCAAAGAATATTTCAGCAGTTTGTGGTCTTGCTATATATTCTAAGAAAAAATGATTTGGCGGTGCGTCTTCCATTGAAAACTTAGTTAAACCGTGAAGAGATCCGTTAGAACCTCTTTTATCCACTGTACCTGATATATCATAAGGGTCACAGCCAAACGCACCTATATGTTCATTACCAGGATAAAACCTACCATTTTTACTATATTTTTTATTTTGCAAATGAAGAGGTGGTATCCAAGATATTAAAAACCTACCGTTTTTGTTTGGAGCAAATACAACTCTACTGTCTTGCTCGCCGTTTTCCCATTGAAAACTACCTTTTGTAACATTTGTAGAGTTACGCATGTCTTCATTAAAATCTATTTGCTCGTATATTTTAGTTAGATTAAACAAAGATTGTTTTGTTTCATCTCTAAAAGCGTGTTTTTCCGTGCGTGGAAACTGTCTATAAAATTCATTAAGACCATCTTGATCTTGCTTTAATCCTTCTACTTCGTTCTCCCAGTATTCTATTACACCTATTTTTATCTTTTCACCTTGAGGTCCTTCAACCGGTTTATTTGGTGTGTCGAATACAGGTAACCCATAAGCGTCAATGTATCCTTCGTAGTTCCATTCCATAGGTATGAACAAAGAATATAATCCGCTGCGAGTCTGTCCGTTGGCGTTTCTTTGAGTAACATCTGAGTCGTCATAAAGTTTTTTAAAGTTTTTACCTCCTTTATCGTGAGCGTTTGATGTACTTCCCATCATGCATCTACCAATAATTCTACTACCTAATCTTAAACAAGTTTTTGTAACTCGCCAGTTATTTAATATATTATTAGGTCTCTCCCACTTTCCACTTTCATCGTGTACCAGTAGCTTTAATTTCTCCCCATCGTACGAGTTGTCCCCTGTGTTCTTCCAGTCGATCGTTGTGTCGAGCCCGTCAAGTTCTTGAAGCTTTTCGTTGGTTTCAAGCTTACGCCTGGTGTATTTAGTGGCTGGTACTCTATAAGCAAGTTCGGTCTTTGGTCTGTCCATACCGTCCTGGATCGGTTTGAAAAAGAACGGGTAGTTGACTGATATCGGTACGACTTTATCTGTGAACATTTTCTTAGCATCTGGGCCAGACTTAGACAAGATACCGTACCGTGCATCTGACGTAATTGTCGCCACGTTAACGGTTTCTGCCGAAGACATAAACGAAAATCCTGACCGACGGTTTTTAAGATAGCACATTCCGTAAGATCGTGGATCGGCTTTGCAAGCCTCCCAGAATATAAAGAATAATCTGTTTGATTCCCTAAAGTCTGGTTGCCCAACGTCAATTTTGCTCCACTGCAAGTACATATAATGAGAACCAGTAATGTAAGTAGCCACGCTCTTATTATAGAACCAAAACCCTTGTTCTCTTTTATTAAATTCACTATCGATGTAATCATACCATTTTTCCTTAAAGTCTACTGGGTATTCCTCCCAATCGAACACAGACTTTATTTTTTTAAGTTCTTTAGGGTATTCTGTATATTTCCACTTATTACCTTCAAATTTTTTTACATTATTAGCTTTAGGTAAAGCTATTTTAAGGTTTTGTATTTCGTATATCTCACCTATTTCACCAGTCTTGCTAATGACAACAATATCATAATCTTCATTATAACCATACTCCCACTTTTTAGCTTTATTCATTTTAGCTATAGTATGTGGTTTTATATAGTCATCTACTACTTTATATAACGTTTGCTCGTACATTACTTAGACCTCCCTTCAGCAAAACCTCTAAAAGTTTTTTCTTTCTTAACTTCTTTAGGTTTATCTTCTAAAAGCTCTTGCTCGTTCTCTATTCTAGTTAATATTTCAAAAGCATCGAATATAGCGAGTTTTTTTGTAGCTGCAGCATTTTTAAGTCTGTCTGCTGAAATATCATCATCTGAATCTACAATCGGTTCCTTAGCTACTTTAATTAGCTCTTCAACCGCTTTGCGCCCAGCTTGGATTATATTCTTCTTCGTTTCCTTGGTATTCATACTTAATTACAATATCATTAGATTTCATACAATAAAGCCTTTTACCGTCAACTAAAAACTCCCATTCACCGTCTGGCGTGTAACCTACAAGATCACCTGGGTTAATTCCTAGTGCTTCTAAGGACTTATTACCATATTTTAATACACCAATAAGGCTACGCTCTTTATCAAGCGCTATATGGTCATTACTTTTTATAGGTGTTATGAAGCATCTGTCACCTACCGTGTTCCAGCCTTTTTTGTTTTTATATAAATATACTTGCTCTATAGAGCATAAGTGTAAATCATTATTTAAAAAAGATCTACTTTTCTTTTTTCTACCTTTCATGTCGTAGAAAGTTCTAAATACATTTTGATGTATAATAACTTTATCACCTACATTTATGCCTGATTTAAAAGCTAGAGGCAATTGAACAACCTCGGCTAATCTGTTAACAAACTTCCAGTTTTCAATTTTAGTATTTACTACTAAATCTTTATCGCCAACTTTTATAGTATTGCTGTACTTTTCACCAACAGGCTTTACAATAAAATCATATAAACTATTCATTAGTACTCTAAATCATACTCAACGGATATAGCCATGTTAGAATTAAACTTCTTCCATGGCAACACCTCGTTGTTTTTCTTTATATGAATATTATAAGAACCGTCAGCTTCGTCAAACAATATGTACGCTATCTCGTGACCACCGTATACTTGTTGGCCAACAGAATAATGCATAGCTTCATTCTTGTAATCAGATCCAATACTTATTTTTCTTATAACTGAACTCATCTTTATACTACTTCAAGTTTTTCTTCTTCATCTATAATAGTATACTCGCCAGTTTTTAAGTCAATAGATATTTTACCGTATTCTTTTTCTAGCTCTTGCTTCTGTTTTTCTAAGTCTTCATTAACATCAGCGACTTTGTGTAGTAAAGCATGCTTTTGTGTTTCCAAAGAACCTATGTTATTTAAAATAGAAGATAGCTCTTGTTGGTTTTTTACAATTTGTTCTAATTGTTTTTCTGTAATTTTTGCCATTTGATTTAATTTAATTTAATTTATTTAACTTTTTATTTATTATTACTTATACTTTTAGCTTTTTCCCATGTTCTACCTACAAAGTAAGCACCGTAAACTGTTACAAGCA